TTGGCTTCTGTAACAGCAAGATTGACGATGGCGGCTGTATCTACGGCGTCATCAGCCAGTTCTGACGCGCCAACTGCATTGGGAGCGATTTGAGCAGTGGTGATACTATCGGCAGCGATCTTTACAGCAGTTACAGCACCATCAGCAATCTTTGCCGTGGTGACGCTGCTGTCGGCGTAAGCAGCAGTATCGAGTGCAGTCACCTTGGCAGTCGTGACAGCGCCATCAGCTAACTTGCCTGTGGTAACCTGCAGGTCGCCAATACCAGCAGTTGGGGCAATTACTTGTTGATAAGTGCTGCCATTGAAGACCTGTAAGTTGCCACTGGTGCTATTGAAGTAGCCGCGCCCTTCAAAGTTATCCGTGCTCGGTTCAGTAGTTCGTACGGCGATGGAACTGTCATTTGCCAGCTTGGCGGCAGTAACCGCATCGTCTGCTAGCGCCGTGGTGCCTAGCTTGGTGGTGCTGGCCTGGTCCAGTTTGTCGAGGTCGATGCTGCTGACATTAATCAGATCCAACCCAGCATCAACCAAATCCTTGGCGGTGACTTTCTTGGTTTGGCTGGCGGAGATGTCCGCAATAGGCAGCACATCCGTGGCAGCCACGCCTGCCTTGGGCAAGGATGTTAGCTGGGTTATGCGCTGGTCAGCCAAGGTTCAACTCCGTGCTATGGACAGTTTAGTCCTCTGTTTCCTTCAGTAGGAACTCAAGGGACTGTTCAATTTCAATGCGATCATCGTCTTCCTTGAGGACGTAGCCAGCAGGTTCGCCAACCAGCAGGCGGATTTCGCCAGTCGTTACAAAGTCTATCGTACATGTGATGGCGCTATCGGCGTTTACGGTTACGCCAGTTTGCGTAACCATTGCCTGCATCTCGTAGAAAACATTGGTGAGTGACTGGTTCAGCTCTTTGTCTACTAGGTAAAGCGCCAGGTCAAACTCGCTGCCAATGTCAACTCGGTGTATGAGCTGGAGCATCAGCAACGGTGTTTCTTTGATGCCGGTTGACGTGTAGTCGAACAAGCAATCAATAGAACCGCTGCCACTTATGTTGCCTGCTGAGTATTGCTTTTGAAACTTATCTGATAGGCTTGTAGTGTCAATAGTTTCGCGGCTTGTGTTAAGCGTATAGCTGGTTACATTGCCGAGCACGTTAAACGCTACATCTCGCACTCGGACATTGATTTCTAACGCAGCGCCTGCGAATGAGGCTAGACTTATCTCTGCTGCGCGGTTGTTATTGACAGCGTTTTCAAACTGATAGAAAAACCGTAAACCGCCTACAGCATTGACATGCACGTAGGCTGAGATGGTTGATTCGACTGTTGCCGATGACCATGATGAAGCCGCAAAACACACCAGCCCGCGAGCGTCAGTAGTGGCGATGTCGATGCGGTCGCCTGTAAGCAGGTTGTCTGTTGCGAGGTCAAAACTAAGGCGATTGAGGCTTGTGTTTACATCTTCCGGCTTAATTTGATCTTCTATCATCCCGTAAGGCGCATCAATGCCACGCCGCAAGCGGACGTTGCCGTGATTGCCAAGGAATACTGCCATTAAACTATTACTTCTACAAAGTCGCCGTCCATCGTGAATTGAATTGGCACTACGCTTAGCTCGCCAGTACTTACTGATACTTGAGCGCTGGTAATAAAGGCATACATTTTGATGTCATCTGCTGCACTGCCGCCTACGTTTAGCTCTAAAAACACTCGATCTGCATTTACTATAGTGCCTTTTTGCATAATTTTAGACAACAACGCCGTAAATTGAGTTTTGGTTGCGGATTCCCCTGCTTCAAGGCGGTAATACATTAAAGTGGCGCTACCGGTGGCACCTTTAACGCCAGGAGTAAAAGTGTTGACTGTGCTATCAATTGCATTTGTGGGCAGCAGCTCCAGCGTGGTTTCCACTGACCAGTCACGAATTTTGGCGACTGGTTTTCCCGCAAAAGAAAGAGATCCAGTGCGTCCTGTGTAAAAGCCCATTGCTAGGTGCTGTGCACGATGCTTCTAGTCTAGCCGACCTCGGGTCCACCATCAATAGTAAATAGCCCTGCGGCGTAGCTGGCGATGCCTTCGGCGATGAGGGACAGGCCGCTGGCGTCACATGGGTGCTCCACTGCGCGGATGGTGGTTTCGCCTTCCTCTTCCATCGTCACCTCCGTCACGCGGAACACCCGCTTAGAGCGCACCGCGTGGCCAAGCACGAACAGATCGCCAGTGCGGGAGGCAAGTGAAGGTGCCGCGCCATTGGCAACCGCCACGCCATTGAATGACCTAGTGCCGGCGGTGCTGCCATATGTGAGCACGTTGTAGCTGCCATTTGGGACGCCTTTGCCTTGCAACGGTACGTTGAGCACGCCGCCGATCTCGATGCGGCCGGTGTAGATGCCGTCCCATTGGTTGTTGCTGGTTTCGACGTAGACATAGCTGCCGGGCATCACGAAGATGTCCGTAGGAAATGTGACAAATTCAATGGCGCGACGGTTGTAGCGGCGTATGTTGCAAAGGTATTTGCCCAGCAGAATTGCTTGGGCGCGTGTTGTTACAAATTGGGAGAGGTCGATGCTTTCGCGTATTGCGTTGACTTCTTGCGTATCAGTGCGGCGCACTTCGACGCTGTTGTTGCGTGGGAAGATGCTGCCGCGCTCGGTGTCACGGTAGATGAGCGTGATGATTACATCTTGAACGCTGGCGCCATAGTCGATGAACTCCTCCTTAAAGGTGTCCTCAAGGATGTTGCCTTGGTTGAACAATGCTGTAATGGACACGTTGCGCGTCATCCGGCCGCTGGATTTGATGTAGGGCAGTGCCGGCACTAGGGTGTCCTTGCCGCCGATCTTGCCAAGTTCCAGCAGGCTAAATGGTGCCACTTGTGCCCAGAATTCGCGCCATGGCCTACCCTCAGCGATGACGCCATCCATAAATAGGCGGTTGCGCTGGCAGAATCGCTTACTTTGCGCTAGTTGCTTTACATCGACCGAATGCAGGCTGGCATAGCGACCGATGCCATTGGCGCTGTCAAGTATGGTATCAAGGAAGATGTCTGGCGCGAATGATGTTGAGTTGCTAGGTTTGCTTTTTGCAAAGGTGGTAATTGCTGCGTAATCCACGTCTTCTGTGCGCTCGTTGCCAAAGTAGTTTTGCGTGGTGGGCATTAACCGCACTCGCTTGCCTTCGGTGACATATGCGCTAATGCTGCGCAGATCTTTAGTCCCGGATCCCGAGACGACGTGCAGCGCAAGCGTAGATAAACCAGCATACAGCCTAGGGCTATAAGCTGTCCATGACTCAATGCGCTGCTCTGTTACGGCAGAAAGTTGTATTTCAGGTGACGAATCAAACGAAAATGAAGTGGTCGAAAATGCGTCATAATTGAATAGGTCAAACTCCGTTGTATTAGCTGGAGACTTGTTAAATGGGGGGTAGTTGCCCCTAAAACTGTCTGGGTAAAATGAGCCATTAAAGTACAAATCTACGTTGCTATCTCGTGTCCAGTCAACTCCTAGCCCCACCAGCGGACCCGTAGGGTTTAAGTAGCAGTAAGCGCGTGTATGAAAAGTGCGTATTTCCGTGTAAGTATCAACAACGGCTTCTAGCTTTACTTCCATAAAGCGTGGGCCTGAACGCCAAGTAAAAAGTTTGACATAAGTAAAAATGCTTTGCTCATTAAACCCGCGACAACAAAAGATAAAAGGCAATCGTGCGTATTTGCCAGTGTTGTCGAAACGATACCAAATAGCAAACATGGCAGTGCGTGCCTTGGCGCCATTGTCTGATTCGCTGTGGCCGTAATTAACTTGATCCTTGCCGTAGACATTGGCGCGACCGCTGAGGCGCCGATATGCCTGAAACCGCAGAGCTATATCCAAAACATGGCACTTGGTGACGCTGGCATAAGCAGCTTCTTCAACACGTGCCAAGCCTTTTACGTGAAATGCTTCTGGACCACCTTGCCCTTGTAAGCTGTTGATTTGATTTTGTATCGCGTTGTTTTCATTCCGTAATGTAGCGATTCGATTATTGAGGTTATTAACAATTGATTGGTATTTGTCGCGTTTAGGTTGGGTGAGAGGTTTCTTATAAAACCCCGCAATCCCTGGCTTTGAAGGTCTAACGAGTACGTACCCTCTATTTAAAATGGCTTGATTTGTAGCACGAGATTCTTTAGCGGATGAAATCTTGCTGTTTCTAGCGTCAATTTTTGCTCGCAGTGCAGCGATCTGCTCCCCCACTTGCTGCCAGTGCGCAAGTTCATAATTAGCGCGTGGTAACTTGCCGGTGCGTATACACTCTAGGACTGCGTTTAGATTGCCTTCTTCAATGCCATTATTGCTGCCCCGTAGTTTACGGAAACCACGCGAAATAAAGCAGAGCCCGCCTTAAATATGGTGCCGTTATCAACTTGAGAAGCTGACGCACGTAGCGCATCTTGTCTTGCAATGCCTGCAGTGTCGTTAGTGGCTAATTGCTCTATTGTGTGCCCTATAAATAACCCCCAGTAATTGCCCACTGGTACAAATGGCCTGTTGTCATCATTCGGCCAATATTGCGCCCCGCTACCTGATTGAAAATAAGTACTAACACGCCTGCGTTCCGTATTACCTGCTTCATTAAGAATGAGTACATCTGCGTTTATAGGAATAAAGCCCGTCACGCCCACGGAATTTGCAGTGGTGGGTGAAAATGCTTGGCTAAAACCTTCGTATGCTGCGCCAAGATTTAGTTTTGCCGTGGTGTCAGTGCCATAAGTTATTGTTGGGTCGGCGCCGCCTCCTTTGATTAGGTTTTGATAGCGTGTTGCACCGTTCTCGCTGTAGTATTGCCACACATTGCCGAATACCAAATCTTTGGCGGGAAATTGCCCGAGCGCTGTGCGTTCTGGGTCAATGCGGGCGATGCTTGACGCGCCAATCGTCATCATCAGCCGCATGAACTGGTTGTTGCCAAAGCTAAGGATAGCTGACCACAACAGCAAACTTGCAACGCGCACACCGCCGTTAGCGTTTTGTGCGGTGTTGGTATAAACCAATGGCACGGTGTCGCCATATACGGCAAGGTCTTGGGCGCCGTTGAAACCAATGCGTGGCGCCAATACGGCATCCCTGGTTTGTGGCGTGCCTTGCTGCTCTTGCGCTTGCGGAGCCTTGGGCTTAGGCATCAGCAGGATAGACGCCACCTGAAAGAGGACGCCTACGATGGTTAATACGAGTGCGGCAATTGCAGCATTGGGATTTTGCGCATCCAGCACAGTTCCCTGTTTTGGATCTTTGTAGATGTGCTGTTGCGCTACAAAGTCAAGGTACTCTTCTTTGGTGACGCCTAATGCATCAATGAGGTCATATTCGTAGGGCAGCAGCTTGCGGGTCATTGATTCATCCAAAAATAATGGCCGATGCCGCTGGGCAATGGCGCCCTGATAACAGTGCCATTAGGCGACAGAAACAATGCACCGTCTTCCACAATTGTACCCAATGCAGAACCAATTGCAGCCGGCAGCATTGCCACTGCGCCTAGAGTGGGCTGCTGTAACCGGGTGCCATTCTCGATCATCCACCGCACCAGCAGCGACTTCGAAAATGTGCTTTCATCAAACAGTTCATACACCCACTCAAATTGATCGGTGTAGTCGGCAAACCCTAGCCGTTTATGCACTTCACATGCAAGCTGAAAGCAATCGGTTTTACCTGACCATGGGGCAGCACCCCATTGATACGGCAAACCAATCAAATCATTGAAGGACGAGTTCTGCATTGAGTGGCAATGGGCCAACGAGGCTGCGAGTAATGGTGCGGGCCGGAAACTGTGCTCCCACGGAATCCATGGCAGTGCGGTAACGCAGCTCGATTGTAGTATCTGAGTAGCTGGCGCCAATCCCCACGTATCGCTCCTGGTAGGTGCGTGAAGGCGCCAAAGCAGCGTTTAGCCATTGCGTGGTCATGGTCAGCTCGCTGAGGCGGTTGCCGTCACCGTTTTCGACAAGGCGAATTGCGAACTCCACATTAGGGAACAAGACGCGCACCATGCCGTTGTCACCATTGAGGTTGGCGGTGCTGCCTTCAGCGCGAAATGGTGCAAAATCAAAGCGTTGCCCGTCAAGGTAACGGGCTTCGCTGACGAAGAAATTTTGGTAGCGGTGTTGCGTGCCCGTGGACGTGACAAGATAAAAGTATTGCGCAAGGCGAATTTCAGTCATCGCATCTCACCCACCAGCTTTACTGTTACGGTGCTGATACCAGCAATAACGCTGCTGACGTTAGGCGGTTCGGCGTATAACCATTCGATGCCAGAAGGATTACGCACTTTGCCTTGCAAGGTTACGGTGTAGCCTGCAAATACAGCAAAGCTAAGTGTAAACCCTAAAGTGCCACCTTGCTGGCCGTTGTAATGGTCAATGATGGCGTTAACTGTCTCTTCTGTCACGTTCTCGTATTGCAAGTCCAGCGTGTAGCCGAATGCCTTGTTGCCGAAGCTGCGGCGCACTACTGCACCAGACATCGCACGGTATGTCTTGACCGGATATTGGCCTAGCTGGAAGCTACGAGCGGTTGGCTTTAGTGCAGGGAAGTTAGCCATTAGATGCCCACCTTCCGGCGTGTAGAGCTACTGTTTTGGATGCGATCAAGGGTCATCGTCATGCCGCGTTTGGCGCCATCTCGCGTTGCATTACGCCGTGTTTCGGCCATTGCCTGCTCAAGTTGATCACGGCTGACATACTCTACGCCGTTGATGCTGGTGGACTGGAAGCTCATGTTAAGCACTGGGCTGCCGCTGGCGCCGCCGCCGCCATTCATTGCGTTGCGTAGGTCACCATTGCTAATTATGCCGCCGCTAGCGCCAGGGACAAACAACTCAGGACCACGTTCGCCCACCATGTAGGGTTGCTGGCCGGTTACGGGGCCACCAGCGGCGCGGCCAGGCAGCTTGGTTGCAAATGATTGGCTCCAGCCAGCAGAGTCCGTTGGCAACGCAGATGCGCTACCTGCATCAAAGCCGCTAGATAGTTTTGCGTCACCACCACCAAACGCACCGCCACCTAATGCTTTAAGGATCGTTTGCAAGATTATCATTGTAATTTGCTTTGCAATAATCTGCGCCGCCATCTCAAGGAACATATCCGCAACTGACTTGAAGAAGCTGCCCAGCGCTTCCTTGGCGGTCATAGTGCCAGATATTAACCCTTGGAATGATTGCGCAAATGCATTGCCGATGCCTTCTGCAGATGTAATGGCAATGTTACTGATGCTGGTGAGGTCAGTAATTTCCTTTTTAAGAGTGGCAATCTTCTCGGTGATGTTTTGCTGTTCTGTCTTAGGTGCAGCCAGCTCAGTCTTCTTGGCAGTGATAGCGTCAATCTGCTCAGTCGTAAAACCTTGGCCGCGTAATTTAGCAATCTCGGATTCAAGCCGCAATTGCTCACGCGCCTGTTCGGTAGTAGCAGATTTAAGTGCTAGCTCTAGGTCAAGGCCAGCAATGATTTCATCAAATGATTTAGTGCGTTCCGCTTCAATGCGTTGCATTTCAAGCGCTGTATCTTGCCTTGCAACTAGGATTTCACCTTCTGCTTTAGCAAGAATCTTTTGTTGCAATCGTTGATCAGTGATGCCATCTAATGATTGCGCAGTAGCTTGCATGATTTGGATGATGCGCTCTTCGCCTTGGAACCTGGCTTGCAACTCT